TCCCAAACATCATTATATTTTTTATTACTATTATTTACAGTTATTTTTACTGGCTTTTATTATACAAGCATTTAGCAAAAAATGCAAGAAAATAATAATTTTTAAAAAATTTGCCCCTTTTTTGCCCCCTAATTGATAAAATAAAAATTCTCTACCAATACCACAAATATCAATAGAGAATAACATAATCCTTTGTAAATTTATTTTATCAAATCCTTACTAAAAAATCAAGGAGTGATAAATGAAAAATTTAAAAATCAAAAACTTAGATGAAAAAGACATTCAAAATTTGAAACAAATTAAAATTATAGAGCTGGAAGAGATGGAAATTCAGGATTTGAAAATTCTGAAAGTTAAAATTGAAACAGCCATAAAAACAAAAGAGAGTGATTAGGCTCTCTTTTTATTCTATTTCTTACTACAAAATTCCTATTTTTCAAAAAAAAGATAGCCATTTCTGGCTACCTCTATAATTTATTTTCCTTTGTTTGTGTCACTCATCTTTTTGTTATAGTAATACAGTATAATTAATGATATTACTATGCTCAACATAACTATTATAATATTTTCTATCAAAGATTTTTCCCTTAACGACTCTATTAAAGATATTTTTTGTGTCTTGTTTTCCAGTATCAATTTTTCTATATTTCTTTTGTACTGCCAATCTCTCTGGGCTACAGACAAAATTGAACTGATAGTATAAAGCACAATTAATTTCACTATTCCTTTGTTTGCAAAGTTTATTTTTTGGCTTTCCTGAAAATCTTTATGCTTTTTATCTTTAAATATCAAATCCCTAATCGTCTTTTTTGTCCCAGCTATCGCCATTATTCCCACCACCTAACCATTTATCAATAAGCCTATCCAATGCCTTAGGCACTTTATCCTCAAGAACTTCAATTATCAATTCTACAAAATAACCTACAACAATTATCAGTAACATCACTACAATATCTATTTCAGGAATCTTCTTTAAGAAACCCAAATACATCAAAACATATAAAGCTAATGCCATTATTCCGTATAGAATCCTAATTGCTATTGGATTTATTTTCAAATGGTTGTTTACTCTGTATAATAAATTTCCTAGCGTTCCTAAAATCAATCCGTACACTATGAATACCAAATCGACTAAATAATTTTCCATTTCTGCTCCTTATTTCTGAATTTTAAAGTATGTTTTTGTTTCCTGCTTTTTCTACATCGAAAATTTGTTGTAATATAACTTTTAAGTCAAATGTTTTTCTAGCTTCTTTTAAAACTTCTGTCAAAACTTCTTCGCCAATCTCTTCAGCAAAGTTAGGAATAAATTTTCTGTCAATTGATTTTTCTTTTTCCAATAATTCTTCTAATTTATCCCAAAAGCCTTCATACACCTGATTAAATTTTTCTGCTCCAGCTTTTCCTTTTGCAACTATCTCTGTTTTATAGATTAAAGTTTTTCCTAATTCCAATATTTTACCTGTCAAATATATTTTTGCTGCTAATTTATCCATTTTTATCTCTCCCTTTTCTTATTTTATTAAGTATCAATTTTAAGCTAGCCAACAAGCCCTACAATCAATTTTATCTTGCTAGCTAACCATTTATACCAAAATTATTTTTAACGTTGAAATTCAGCTTGTATTCAAGCCATTTGTACATTACTTTAGTTCAAAATGTGGCGTATCGTTCATTTTCCAATTTCCTCCCCACTCAATGTTAATATTTTTGCTTTTTGCTACTGCCAAGATGTGATTTGCTATTAATTTCAATTTCTTCTCATCATACCCTTCTTCAGATGTGAATTTTCTATATACACCATTTTCAATAACTCCGCAAGGAAATATGTCAACTGCGTGTCCATATCCATCAGCTTTGATTTGATGGTTTGATTTTGCTTTTTTCCCATCGCAATTTGTTACAATTCTGCCTGGCTTATTTCTTCCGATTTGATATAAAGCAAACTGTTCTTCCGTTGTCCTAGCTCCGTCTGTAATTCTAAAATCATAAGGGCTATCTGTAATCGCGGTTTTCATAACTTCAACCAGCTTTGGATGTACTTTTTCCATTTTATCTAGACTTGACTGGGCAAAAGAATATTTTTTATTCTCTGTTACTGTATTTTCCTTATCCCAATCTTTCAAATACTCCTCCTTTCTCTGAACTCTGTTTAACCAGCCTGTCAAAAATCTTTCTTGCGTTCTATCAGCTTCAACTTTTCCTTTGTAATAAATTCTCTGCAAGTTGTGATAAACTTCCAAAAATTTTTCAGGATCTGCTGCATTCAATGCTTCCAATGTTTTATTTCCAATTATTCCGTCTACATCAAGATTTGCATTTGTCAATTGATTTATGGCAATCTGTGCGTTTTTTGTTCCATTTCTGCCGCTATTTACAGCCCAATCGCATATAGATAATGCCACTTTATCATTTACAACTTTATCCAGCTTGTTTCCTAAGTAATATTTTTTCAGATATATATTTTTTGCAAAATCTATTGTTAAATCTTGCATATCTCCCTTATACCCAAAGTCTCTTGCTTCTTCTTCAATGATTCCGTATTTTGTTTTTCCTCCCTTATCATTCTTATCATTTGAATATCCGCCCTCAACTTTTAGTAGATAGTCAAAAATCTTTTCAAATCTGTTCATTTTTATTCCACCTTTCTTCCTAATAATTCCATATCTTTTAAATACTTATACAACTTTGCAGGGCTGAACTGATAGCCAACTCTATCCTTTAATGATTTACCTTTATAGGTCAACGTGAACTGCAAAGCATAATCGATAGCGTTCAGGCAAAACTCACTGCAAAAAAATCGATTATCGTCCTGCACCTTGTCAGCATAGAAAAATTGCCCTAAAATTCCTAAATAATCATAGCCCTTACCTTGAGCTGTTCTAAAAAATTCAATCACATCTTTGGGATCGATATTTTTATCAAGCTCGTAAATTTCCATATTTTTCTGATACTCAAATTTCCTTGTTCTAACTCCTCCAGGATTAGATAAAAAAATTTGACCATTGTAAATAAATTCAACATGTGAATATTTTCCAAGCGTCCACAAGGCTATCAAATGCCCTATTAATCTCCTAGGTTTATGGAAACATATATATAACTTGTCTTTTTCTAACTGCATAAATACCTCCTAACCTTGCTTTATTTCACTTTCAAACAATTTGTTATATTCAACTTCAGCATTAAATGTTTTCAGATCCTCAACCGTCTTGTTTTCCAAACTGTGCGACAATGTTGTCTCGGCAACCATTGAAACGGTTGTGTGCTTTCTCATTATTTCCGACATCTCTATGAACTTCTGCACCGAAACATTTACGTACTTTTCAGAACCGTCTTCTGTATAAAATTTCCAATTATTATACTCTGAATTCATCAAATCACCCATTACTTGAGTGAAGTCCAGTTTCTGACCCTTAGCAATTTTACCCATAAGTCCGAGAACAAACCTAAGAACTAAACTGAATAATATTTTGGTTATATTACTTTGGTCTATTGTCCTGTTATGTTGTAAATACTTAGTTCCTTTCACTTCAAACTCAAAGGGCTTTTTTTCCCTTTCAAGCCTTAATTCATAAAGCTCCTGTTTTAATTTTTCAATCTTCTCTTCCTTCTTATACTTGATCTGATTATTTTCGATATACTCAAATTCAGATAACTCAACTGTTTTGATTTTTCCGTCCTCTACTAGTTCATTTTCGGCTAAAATATATTTTCCAGCCTTGTAAAGTTCCTCTTTTGTAGATTCTCTTAATTTCCCTTTTTCTAAAACTGGATTTTGATATTCAATTTCTGAAAAAATATGATTTTCTTTGTTAAAATCTGGGAAAAATAAAGTTGACTCTTTTTTGAAATCTTCTAAGTTTGAAATAATTGGTCTTCCGATTATCTCCAATGTATTTTTATCGTATATATTTATTATCATTTTCCCTCCTATTTTTTATTATTTAGTTAAATAAGTAACATTGAAGTATAGAGCTCCCTTGATACTCTGATGCCCACGATAAATTACTCTGCCGTCAGTTTCGATTTGAACACCAGCATTTTCAGTTGTTCCCAATTGTCCAAGCGGGGCAACTGTGTAATGCAAAGGTCTGAATTTTTCGGGAAGATTAAAAAGCACTGTACCCGCAGTGACACCTTTCCAAGCATCATTACTATCCATTGACAATATACACAAACGCCCGATTTTAAAAACTTTTGCTTGGGTCAAGTGTCCGAAAATCACATGTGTTTCAATTGTGTACAAATTTTCCACTCTATCTGAAAGTGGTTTGTTGGAGATAGCTCTGAATTTAGAACTTTCGTTGTAAGTCAGGTTAGTATTTTCTATACATTCGTAATAAAATTTTGTAACGTTATCAAAGTAAAATTTCCCTTTAACTTTTGCTCCTGTATCTTGAATGTTTCCACCAAATTCTATCCCTAGAATTTCGGCTAATCGATTGCCTTCTAGGGATGTTCCTAATGTTGTGCCATACAATGTACTGTCTGATAAAACAAAAGAATTATTGCTATAATTTAACAAATATTCTTTTTTATCTTTCAAAACTCCTTTATCCAATTTTTTCGCTGAATTTTCTTTAACTCTGTAAATCGGATATTCTACGCCACCCAATTTTAAAAATACATCATCGTATTGATTTTCTTTGTCTATTCTGATTAATAATTTTAATCCATCGAATACTCCAAATTCTTCAATTCCAACCAACATTACCTCATAAATATCTTTATTTGTACCTGATGTTCTTGTTGCGTTTAAAGTGTGTACCAGTCCTTTTTGTAAATCGTTCATAATTTGAGCCGTTAAAGTTGTACCGATTTGGCTCGCGGTCTCCTCGCCTTTCCAAATGTGTCTCACTAATCCTGCTCCGACATCATTGGCGTTTTCAACTTTGTAAACATCCAAATTAGATCCTATCCAGTCTTTTATTTTTTTTAACATCTATCTTACCCCTTCCTGTGTAATTACGTTCATTTTAGCCAAATTACTTTCATAATTTTTTTGCTGCAAAATTTCATCATAAAAACTATCTTCAATATTTAACATTCTTTTTACCCCTATAAGTGCTCCATTTGAAATATAATTTGCTGTCTGCACTCTATATTTAAAATCAATTGTTATTTCAACTCCTTTTGCTCTTATTTCAAGCAAAATACTTAAAACGCTTTTTTTAACATATGTTGGCAATCTTTTGTTCAAAACTATATAAATGCTTCCTGCTTTTTCCTTGTAAAACTGCGTTTCAAATTTTCCTTTAAAACTTCCATTTTTTATATTGAGATCAATATCTTTATTATTAGTTTTTACAATTCCTTCTTTAAAAATAAATATATTCTGCTCATAATTTTCAATTATAATTTTTAATACACTTATTATTGTTTCAAAAGTAGCGTTTCGGCTTTTTCTTGAAATTTCAGCAAGTATTCTTTTCCTGTATTCCTCATCATTTTCTCTTGTATTTCTTTTCAAATTAAACGATATTCCAAACTTATCCAAAACATATCCAGTTGCCTTCATAATATCCAGAGACTTTAGCAGCTCATATATTCCTTTACTCACTTGCCTTATTTCTTCTAAATAAAGCTCCAGCAAAAAATAATTGTTGCTTTCCTTGTCCCTTTTATACATATGTGGAAACTTGCTGATTATCTCATCTGTATATTCTTTGCTATCTTTATACATAAAGCACCTCGATATTATTTTCATTTATTTGAAATTTTTGACCCACAGGAACATTGAAAACTTTATCAAAATTTTGAATTGCTACACTGGATTCTGTTAATCCCATTTTTAGATTAATTTTTCTTATATCGTCAATTCCTAAAATTTCTGAATACGTTTTTAAATAGCTGATAGATTCCCCTGTCCTGAGATTATTAATATAGTTTAATATCTCTTGCTTGATTTGTGGTGTCCAACGGTTATCTCTTTCATCAGAATTTTTTGTTTCTAATACTTCAACTTTAATTAATAGCGTACTGTATTTAATAATGTTGTACGTTATTTTTCTTTCAAACATATCCCTTTTTATTTTTTTTTCAAACGTTTGCGCATTAGAATCTGCGAGTGTTAATATTCCATCCGCTTTCAAATCCAGTATAGTTTCAAAAATTTTGTTATCAGGAGTTCCTTCAAGAAATATCTTAATAGTTCCAGCTTCTGTTGCTGGCTCTGTTTCGGGATCTAGTATTAATACATTTTTTACATTCTCCAATGCCATAAGTCCGTTATACAGTGCTGAATGTGTTGCAGTCTGTTCGATTGTTTGCTTTCTTTTTAACCTTGCTCTGTAAAGGCTATCACTTTCATCATCTGCTCCACCAATTACATCAACATCATTTGTAATCTTAGCAACCCCACCGTATTCGGTTGTAAATGAAACATCACTCGTGATATTACTCTCGTTTCCAATTTCAACCGCTTGAATAAATCCTACTCCATAATATTCGTTATTATCCAATTTATCCAATGTAACATTGGATAATAATCTGTATTCTTTTTCAGCATATTTTATAATAGTTTGTGCTGGTATAACTCTATTCTTTTCTCCTGTTATTTTTACCTGTCCAGTTGCGTACGCCCCTGGATTTCGTGGAGTTCTTAATAAAGTTCCAAAGTAATCCAAATATACACCTGTTGCCGTATTTAAATTCGTTTGATTATTGAGTTCCAAAAGTTCTTCCCATAATTTTGATAACTCGAACCCTATCGCCTCTGAATGAATCCCCTCAGGAGTGTTAAAATCCAAAGTATATTCATTGTCCTGCAATCTTGCTTTGTACCGTTTTTCTACATCTTTCATAATATCTGAAAAACTTTTTAATACAAACCCTGTATCCGTTACTCCAAAATCCATTATTCCTCCTTTCCTAAATTGCCAAAGTCTTTCCATTTTTCAACAATATTTCTACATCAAAATTATAATTTCCAGTTCCATTTTTAAAATCGCTTTCAAATTTTATTATTTCTGCTACATCTTCATCTGCCAAAATAGTTTCTTTTACTTGAGTTTCAATATTGAACTTTTCCAACAAGTTTCCTATCTGTCCGTTATTTTCATTTCTTTTAATCCAGTAAATACCTTCGTTCTTGTGCAAAAACCACTCATTAAAGAATAATCTCAACTTATTCTCAAGCCTTAGCCTTATTTTTTCTATTTCAGAACTCAATATTATATTTTTACCCATTACAACATCAATTTCTTTGTTGTCGTCTTTTTCAGTTTGCCAACTTTCAACACTTTTCATTTTTACCTCCTAATCCAACGGCATACCACCGTTAGTATGAGTTAAGAATGATTTGCCGCCAATCGTAGCGTCTCCGCTCACTTTCAAATCCCCTTCAATGCTTACCGCTCCACTTATATTTATAGAGCCGCCTTTTATACTAACTCCACCATCATTTATTGTTACAAGTGTTCCACCGTAAGCAATGAAAAAGTCATTTGATATATTTTTTTCTGCATCGCTTGTTATCTGCCCAACTACAATAGCGTTATTTATGTCAAATTTAGCACTCGAATTCGGTTCACAAGGTTCAGAAGCATTTCGTGCATTAAATGTATCGTGTTGACAAAATGCTACCAAAACCTTGTCGTTTACAGATAGCGGAGCATTTATTTTACATTTGCTACCCCAAAATATTGGAGCAATCGGCACATTTTCAATTACTTCTACTTCATCACGAGTTCCAAAAAGTTCAGGAATATCAAGCATTTGTATACTGCAACTCATATTCGAGTTATCCACCTTTACAATTTTGGCTATTGCAAGAGTATTTAAATTATCGAAACTTCCATTTATCATATTTTCAATATGATCCCCCACTGTCTTTTTTCTCATTTGTTACCTCCTACTCCATAAGTTCTTACAATTCTGTCCCAGTCTTTTTCTTTTTTCTTCCCACTACTTTTTGTGCTAGTTTTCTTATTATTCTTTTTAGAATCTTTAGAGTTTTTTCCTTTTTCTTTTTTGTTTTTATCATCTTTATCTTTCTTATCTTTTTTCTTAGATGATTTTTCGTTTTTACCTTTTTTGCCTGTAACAATCTCAATTTCATTAGCCTTTTTAGTTTCCTTATCATCAAATTTAGTTCTTATTTCCAATTCTGTATAGGCATCTGTTTTAAAGTTCATTACATGCTTGCCTTTTGTAATAAGATACTCCCCTTTAATTTCAAGTTGTTCAAAAGCCTTTTTCAAATCAAGGTTAATTTTAAATCCTTCCTGGAATCTATGGTCAAATATTGCTTTCAAAGTATAAGTTCCGTCATTTTCCTTGACATCTTGAAACCTGTTTGGGTCGAACTCTAAAACGCCCCTGTTTATCTTGTCTCTTGGCTGAAACGTTACAACTCCATTTGTTATAAAGAAAACGCTTTTTGTGTCTTTTGCCAGTTCCTTGAAAATATGCTTGACATTGTTATGTAGAGTTTTGCCGTCCTTATAATCAATATCTTTCCCAAGCTCTATTTTTCCAGCCTTTAATTTATCCAGCTTTGATAAAATAAGTTTTATGATTGTGCTTGCCTTAGTCCCTTTTCCAGCCTTTAAATTAATTTTTGTATCCTTGTATTCGTCGTTGTAAGTGTTGCAAGTTATCTCAAATTTCTTGTCAGCATTGTTCCAGCTTCCTTTCAAACTTTCAATAATCCCTTTATAAATAACTCCAATATCCTTGTTTTTTCCATCGTTCCAATATCCTGCTTCAATAACTACTTCCACACCTTTTTTCAGTTTCTTAATCATTTCGTCTGTTAAGTTGTAGATAACTATTTTAGCAATATTCGTACTTTCGGTAATATCAAACTCTGTTTCTATCTCAAAGTCAGGCGATGAATCGATACCATTTTCAACTTGAAACCTTTCAAACTCAATTTCTTCTGTTTCACTTCCGTTTTTTACTTTAAACGTTACTTTTGCATATCTGTCCCACAGAATATAATAATTATTGCTATTTTGTGTATTTTCAGCCATTAAACCACCACCATAATATCTTGCAGCACTCCAGCCGCTTCCGTTGTAAACTCAACATCAAAGCCATTTAAATTAATCGGCAAGGCTATCATCTTAACATTTGGAAATTCCTTATATCTTCTCCTGCATATCAGAAACAAATCTTCATAAGTATTAATTCTCTGTCCAATATGCAAATCCTCGTTATCGCTCTTTATATCCAAATACCAAAGCCCCCTGATGTTATAAATATCCAACGTTGTTACAAGCGTCTTTTCTCCATCATCAAGCAATATTTTATAACTGCTCTTGGCGTTTTCTTTATACGCAATGTCAAAACTGTATAATTTTTTCATTCTATAACATCTCCCGCTCTAGGATCAATTTCAAATTCATTTTGCATTGATTCGTTCAAAGTAACTTCTGTAACTTCCCTGTTCTGCGTACTTGCTTCAGGAACGTATGCCTCTGTTGTTGTTTTTCCGTCAGCTGTAGTAAATTTAAGCAAATTTATTTCTTTCAGATTTATTGAAACCTTAATGCTTGTGTGGCTTTCGTAATTTTCGGCATAGCTGACACTTGTAATTGCAAGAGGAGCATAAACTTTATTTAATTTAGTGTACATAAACATTGTGTAATTTCTTTTTCTTGATTCTTTAACAAGTTTTTCAAGCTCATCTTTCCACTCTTTACCATGCAAAATAACCTCTATTTTTAAAGTGTACGGATTTACAAACATATTTTCATTGAAATTGTCTTTTAAATAAGATTTATACCCTGTTATTTCATTATCTTGGCTGTAATCAGTTGAAAGAACTAAAAGGGGTATAGTGCCTAAAAATCCATTAGGCTTAATACCAAAATATTTCAAATACAGTTTTTCAAGTTTATCTTTCTGAACTTCAAATTCAGCAAACTTTGTCTTTAAAAAATCTAATACTTGCATCCTATCCCCCTTTACACTATCCCTAATTTTTCAAGTTCACGTTTCAATTCCTGCAATGTTTCATCAGTCCCATTAACATTGAATACAAAATGATTATTATTTGTAACAACTGCTCCTGTTTCTTTTGCACCACCACGTGTATTTTTCTTGATAGATTTTAAGTTATTCAACATATCAAGAGTTGTTGTGTTTCTTGCGACCATAGAGCCATTAGGCAACCAAATAGCTTCATCTCCGTGTTCATCAATAGCGGTCATTCCTCCGCCGCCTTGAGCTTGGAAATTGTTGGTTCCAACTGCTTTATGAAAAAAGCTATTTACATTTGAAGCTTTAGGTAAATTTTTATTGTGTTTGAAATGTGATTTATTTAAAGAATTATTATAACCGTTTTGATAGGCTTTAATTCCTCTTTCAATTACGTGTCCAGGCATATTATTCACGATATTTTCGCCCATTCCTATAACATTTCCACCAAGTCCTTGTAAATGGCTACCTACACCACTCCAATTTAAATGGAGTAAATCATTAAATGCTCCTACCAAATGCGAAACTGCACCAATAGCATTGTTTATAAAACCAATTATATTTTCAATTGCTCCACCAACTACAGCAACTATTGCAGCCCAAATTCCATCTATAATTGCTCTTGCTGTTTCATTTTCTGTATATAATTTAATCAATCCTGCAATAAACAATCCAAAAGGACCACCAATAATAATTCCTATAACCAATCCAATGTGATCTTTAATGAAATTCCAAACCATTTCCACAACCATTCTTATATTTTCATTGTCGTTCCATAACTTTTTTAACCATTGTCCAAGTTCACCTAGTTTTTCGCTTATCCATGTTGCTGCCTGAGATACAGCTTCACAAATCATTTGCCAAGCTAAATCAACTCCTTGCCTAAATGCTTCATTTTTGTTATATAAATCCATTAACCAAAAACTTATAAGCATAATCGCACCGATTATTAACATCGCAATTAAAACATAAGGATTCATTGCAGCAACAGCGTTAAAGGCAGATTGTGCCGCAACCAAAGCCCACAAAATTCCAACTCCTGCAGCTAAAACTAAAAATACTGTTCCAAATAATCTTATTTTTTCTTTGTTTTCTTCTACCCATCTTCTCATTTCTTGAAGTTTCACAGTTAAATCAAAAATATTTTTCTTAAAATCTTTTAATTTCCTTGCAACTTCTTCAGCAGTCATTCCCATAAATTTAGTTTTGTCCGTCGCATCTTGTTGCTTTGTATTAAATCCAAATAAAGCACCTAAAATTGACATTATTACATCGCCTAAAGCACTTAAGGCATAGGTTAAATTTAATAGCACGCCTTCCCATTCTTTACTGACTGCTTCGTTTTCCTGTAAATAATCCTGCCATTGCTTAAACAGGTTAAATATTACAACTAATCCAACTGCCAGCAATCCATAAAGAACTAATTTAAATAGACTTACTTTCGCAATCGCTTCCTTTATTCCTGTGATAAACGGTCCGATACTTGCTTTTAATTTTTGAAAAACTAATTCTCCTACAACCAAAGCTCCTAAAACAGAAACTAACTGTAACAGCCAAGGGGCTTTTTCGGCAACCATTCCTATTGCTTCGGCAATTCCCATAAATAGCCCTGCAACTGGAACTAATAAAGGTTCTAGCGAGTCAAATACCGCTGCAAACGTGCTTGACATTGTTCCCATTAAAGTTTCAACTGCTCCAGCACTTCCTTGCATCATGAACTTACTTAATTTTTCAGCTGCTCCACTACTGTTTTTTATTTCGTTTTGAAGTTTTTTCAAGTCTTCGATACTTCCATTTAACAATGTATTTACTGCTCTTCCTCCTTGTACTCCGAATATAGTTTTCAGTACTCCAGCCTTATCAGCATTTCCCATTTTGTCAGTTACGCCTTTTAACCGTTCCAAAATAGAAGTCATATCCTGTAAATTTCCTTTTTCATCTGTAACCTTACCAATCAATTGTTCTAATTTATCTCGTTTTTTAAAATCTTTCATACTTTCAAACATTTGATTTAATCCTGTTCCAGCTGTAGAACCTATTAACCCGTTATCGTTCATTTTACCAAGCATCGCATAAACCGTTTCCATAGGAACTCCTAATGCTTTTCCAGAAGCTCCAACGTATTTAAAACCTTCAGCAAGTCTTGGTAAATCTGCGGCAGTATTTTTAGATGTAACAGCTATCATATCAGTTACTTTTTGTGCTTCTTTTGCGGATAACTGATAAGAATTCATGTGCATTTTTACCATTTCGAGTGCTGGTGTAATATCTGAATTAAACGCTTGAGCCAAGTTTGCAGCCGACGGAATAATTTGTTTCATTTCATCTTTTTTTATCCCTAAAGTTGCCCCTGCATTTATAGCTTGTGCAACGTCCAGATTATTAAATTTAGTCGCCCCACCAACTTGTTTTGTAAGTTTCCTGTACTCTTTTAAATCAGTACCATATCCTCCAGTCTTAGCAGAAGCTCCTCGCAGTTCATAATCAGTCTGTCCGTATTCCTGTAACGCTTCCATTCCAGCCTGTGTAATAAAACTTCCAGCCTTATACAACGCTCCGTCACGGACTTTGTTTAAAAGTCCCTTAACTCTTTTCATTGCATTGTCAGCACCCTTTGCAACATTTTTTAAAGGATCTTTGACTGATTTCCCAACCGCTTCCTTCGCCTTGTTCAGCTCATCCATTTTCTTTTTGGTTTCCTGTGCCTGTTTCTTCACGTTGTCTAGTCCGCTCTTAACATTCTTTCCAGTTCCAAGTGATTTCATCATATCCTGTGCCATTTTAAGCTGTGATTTTAATTGATTCCCCTGTGATTGCAAATGTTTCTGCATGTGTTGAATCTGCTTGTTGAAATTATTTAAAGTAACTTTATCTAATGCTTTGGCTAGCCTTTGGGCTTCCTTTTGCATAGACTGTATCCATTGCTTTGCGTTCTTGTCTTTTATTACAAATTCCAACTCATAAGTAACTCCTACTCCGCTAGCCATTTTATCTTCCTTTCTTCATTTTCTTTTGTTCCCGCTCTTTTATTTTCTGTATTTCTGTATCATAGAAACACATCTTTAAAAATGTTTCAAATTCCTTTTCAGGAATATCATTTTTGTTATATCTTTCTAAAAATTCGAATGAATTAAAACTTTTAAAGTTATCATTTAATTCAAGCTGAAATGCCAAGTTTTCAACTTCTGTTATGTTTCCCAGCATTTCATCCTTATTAATATACATTTTCCCTTCATAGAAAAAAGCAGGATTTCTATTTAAGGAAGGGATTTCTTACCACTTCCGACAGGAAAGTGGCTAATTCTGCAATTTCACTTGCTGGAAAATCTTCAATTTCAAATTTTGGAAGTAATTTATCATTTTGAAAATCATTTACTACATCAGCAAACAAAAATACACCTTTACCAGTCACAGGATCAACTTCCATTTTGGAATACTTAATCGCTTGTTTTGTTGTTGGATATTTACAAATTACATCTTGAGGTTTTCCGTCCCAATTAATCAAAGTGTGATGAAATAATTGATTTGGACGCAATCCGCCTTGTTGTTTCAATCTGTTTCTTTCGTTCTCATTTCTTCTCTCTTTTATTTCCTCTGCTGTTTCTTCTGTTGCAATAGCTTCAATCGTTGCCGTTTCATTCTTAATTTCTTTATTTTGAACTGCTGTATTCTCATTATTTTGAGCGATAGGTGGCAATCCAGCCATTTCTCTTGACATATTAATTGCTTCTGCTTCTGCTTCAGTATATTTTCTTTCTAAATTCATTTTCTTTCTCCTTATATATTTTAATTTTATTTTTTGTAACAAAAAAATCACAATCAAATTAATGACTGTGATTTAATGTTTCTATTTAATTTTCAATTTGGTCTAGTAAATTTTCAACTTCAAATGTCATTCCAGAAAGTTTGTCAATCTGATTTGTTATCATTACTAAGTCCTGAGAAAGTTTACATATTTTTCTATAAGTATCACTTCTTACTTCGTTAGCCTTGTTTGCAATTTCTTTTATCTTAGCCCAATGAACTGCTTTATCAAGTGGTATTGAAACTTTGTCACTTTTCGGCATTGGCAATAATCTTTGTTGTTTTAGCAATCTTTCCATTCTGTTAAATTCGTTTATGTAAGCCAGTTTGAATTTATTGTGTCCTTGTATATTGAACATATAAAGAATAAATCCATCTTTTGCTAAAAGGTATTCTTTGTATTTTCTCTTTTGGTTAGAAACCCTGTATTCATTAGGGAAAATTAGAGAACGGATATTTCCGTTTTCTTGATATTCCTTACTTTCAACCAACTTTTCAATACTTTCCAAAATATCCGAATGTCTTCTCTTTAATGCTTTTGCAACAACTCTACTACTTACAACCAATCCATAATTTTCGTTTCTTTCAACTTTTACTAAATCCATAATGTTTTCCATTAAATTTCCTCCTAAAATTATTTGTTTTTTAAGAGGGTTTGTGGTAAAATACTATTGGTTAGAAGGTATTTTACCTTAGCCCTCTATGTTTTGTTTAAATCCTTAATAGAGGGCTTTTTTATTTATCAAGTTCTTTTTTAACCAAATCTATACCTTTTAAAATAATAGCTGTTCTTGTAATTTTAAGATTTTCAGATAATTTTTTTAATTCCAAATCTTCACTTTCTGTAAGTTTTATTTCCAGCCTTTTATTTCTTGGATTATCACTTTTTGGTCTTCCCATTTTTTTCATTTTTCACCTACTTTCTAGCCGACTATTATTATAATATAAGCCGACTAAAAAGTCAAGAATTTTTAAAAAAATTTTTTTATTCAACTTTATATAATTGAAACAGCAAATTAGAAATCTCAACCATATTTTTAGAATCTTTTATCTCAATAGAATAATTAGTTGCATCGAATCCTTTTGTTATTATATGAATTGTCATTTTTGCATTTTTAACTGAACCTATCAAAGCTCCAATTCCACCAGCTACTAAATATCCGCCAATCGCTCCAGAAAGTGAAGTGGTTTTTCCGTCTTTTTCAATTCTAATGTCTTCAATATCTTCTGCTTTTATATATTTCCAAAATGTTGAATAAGTATATATTAATATACTTTTGTTTTCATACAACACTAAATATTGCATACTTTCTTTAAAGATTTTTCGATTTGAACTATCAAAAAAATTTATTATGTTATTTAATCTATCTGCTCTCCAATCTGCACCATAGAAACGTGCATACCATCTACTGAACCTATTTTTTACAATAAATTTTTCATCAACATTGTATTCTTGTTTTGTTTCAATAATTCCTTTCATTTTTTTATTAAAGAACCATACAAAAATAATTATGATGATTAACAATAATATCATTTTAATTCCTCCTTAAAAATAATTTACTATATTATACACTATTTCTAAGAGAAATTAAAGAATGATTTTAATTATACCATTATCCCAAACTTAAAAAACAAATATTTTAGTTTTCACAGTCATTATTCAATTGCCATTGTCCTGTATTTTTGCATAAAAAAATCACAGCTAAATTAATAACTGTG